CTTGTATTCTGGCTTCACGCTCACTTTTTAATGTCGCACGCTGGCGCTGGCGGTCTTTATAAAACCAGTTAATAAACGCGGTAAACACAGCACACAACACGCCGACTACAACACCAATATCCATATCGTTCACATAGCTGCCAGCTGCGGTAAAAAACGAGGCGATGTAAGACAATAACGAGGTGAGTTTTGCACTAAGGTCAGTCGTTATGCTCATATTGCTGCCGCCATTGTTGTAGGCGCTGCATGTTTGCATTACACATTGCTAGCGCATTAGATTGGGTAAGGGAATGATTCAGTAAATCGAGATTTGAGAACCCAATAAAACGTGGGCTATCGCAAAGCTCAAGCCAATCAGGGGGCGGTAACACATAAACCGTTTTGGTTTGTGTCACCACTTTGACAATCGGGTTGCTTGAGCAACTGCACAGCATCACTAGGCAAATCAGTATTAGCCCATGTTTTAGTTGGCTCATGGTTTGATGTCCTTAGCTGATTAGCACGTTCTAATTTGTGGTCTAATGTCGATTGGAGATCGACTAGTTGCTTGCGGTGCGAGGTGTTTAGTTCGGTCATCACACGGTAATCACGTTCAAGCGTGTTAATCCGTTCGTCTTTGTTAGCGTTGCTGCTCAGTAACGCATCAACACTCACTTGCGATTGCAGCAAGTCATGGCTTAACGTTTTATTCTTGGCTTTAAGTGAGTTCATACCCAATGCGCCAAAACCAACTACCGTGGCTAAAATAATGACAATGCATAACAGCACTGTGGTTTTAAAGTCGTTAAACATTACAAATCCCTCAAACAATAACGCCGCTCATTTGAGCGGCGTTTAATTAAGCCTGGTAACTTTTTACCTTTGGCATAAACCCACCTCGGCAACTCATTACATGCGCCAACGCGGTCACCTGCCCACAACTTTTTACGCAGCGTAGAAGCCCCAAAAGCCTCGGCCCCAACGTTGTAAATAAAACTTAAATAAGCAATGTGTTCACCTTCACTTAAAGGCGGGGTAAGTTTCACCAGTTCACGGTCAAAGCTTTTAAGGCTGCTAGCCAGCATGTCTAGGCATTGCTGGTTCGTGAACACCATCCCAAGTTTAATGTTGTGGCCAGTTTGGCCAAAGCAGGCCGTTTCAATACCTGCAGGGTCAACATAGGTGCGTAATACTTCACCTTCACCTGTGGCAACCAATACGCCACCAGTAAGAATGGCACCAGTAAACCCCAGCGCCATAAGCCTAGTTTTAATATTCATGCAGCTCCTGGTAAATATGAGCAAAAAAATGGGCTCCAATACAGGAGCCCAACGGCGATGATGTAACGTGAGAGAACGCAAAAAGGAACTAGAGAGGAAACAAAGCCAGTTACGCAGTGGTATCAAGCTTATATAAACTGTACCTGTTTTTAGGGGTAAAAATACGCCATATATGGCGTGTTTTACGCCACATATGGCGTTGGTCGAATTGAATTTGTGTGATATGTAAAACCGATATTTTTCAAAACTAGATTTAAAAGTTATCGGTTAAGTGAGTTGCTGCCAATAAGAATGCGGCAATAGGCTTTAATACGCTGAATTACATTATGCTGATATAGTGAATTTAGATTACCCTCAAGAAGCGGCGCAGTTTTGCTGCGTCCACTTGCTTGACTTAGCAGATATTAGTTTCAAAGTACTCTTTTAGAGTTGGTAATAAAGTTTGTTTTTGATAGTGGAGACTTGTAATAGTCTTCGTCAAGGAAGCGCAATAACTTCTTGAGGTCAGACTTATTATCTGGAATCTTAATAAGCTCATCACCATTTTCGGTAACGGTAGTAAAAGGGATGCTAAATTCTGCAGCAACAGCTTTCATTTCATTAATTGGTACACTTTGAAGAATACCACTTTGTTGTATTAGTGATATTTTTCGCCTGACCCATGAGTCTGACATTTCTAGCAGCTTAACATTATCTATGGATTTCATTAAATCCAGATTTGAAAAATCAATCACATCATCGTCGGTGGCTTCTTTGTAATATTCACTTAAATCAAAAATTTGCCTGGCATTATGAAAGCTAAAAAATTTTAGCTTTCCTCCTGCTAGCGTAGCGGTTAGTTTGTGGTCAATGGTGAGCCCAATCCCCTCTATTTTTTTATACACATTCGCTGAGTGAAAGATTGATAAGCCATTCGTAGATATGATTTTCCTTCTGTCAAAATTTTGAAGTAATATTTTAACTCCGCCAGTTGTCAGTATATAACCAGAGAATAACGCCTTTATGTCATAAAAAAAATCTTCACTTGGATCAACCAAGTCTATGCTGGTAGGGTTTCTTATAGCGCTTTCAAGATTGTCAATGTCGTCATAGCTCTCGATACAAAGAACCTCACCTTCATCAGGCTTATATTTTCCATCAAAGGCAATTTCTTCTTGCTGAAGGTCAAACGAAGTTTCTTGGCCTTTTAGGTACTCGGTGAGGTCGGCTTGCACATCATTAGAAAGGTTAAATTTAACAATTCTTTTGGCTGGGTCGCTGGTTAATGCAAAAAGGTTAAGCGTCATGTACTACTCCATTAGCATGCTGTTTGATATTTGTTTTACTTGGGTTATATTTTTAGGGTTTCTAATTTCTCTTCTTGTTATCAGCGTATAAACCATGCCACTTTCTGATTCGATTTTATAGAATCTAAATTTTGCAAGGTATAAAACTGGGTGCGATGGAATATTGGAAATAACCCAAGCCACAACAAAAATTACACCCACTGTTAATAGCATCAAACTAAAGTCAATCTCCGCTATTTTCATTATTATTGGCGATGCGTAGCTTGCTAGGAAAACCAAAAGGTAATAATCGGCAGACTCAACTTTTTTGGCTGTGAAGTTAAGGGCTTCTGTCTGACTCTTAACCCAAGATAATATCAAAAACGGAAGAGTTATCCCTATGAGAGAAATTACTATTAGTTGATAAAAAAGTGTATCAACCACACCGGAATAATACCTTACGCCAGCTAGTACAAGCAGCGTTGGTGAAAAAGCCGATACGAATAGTATTGTTTTCAACCAGTTCCTCAAATTTAATCCTTATACGGCTAACGTTATATTGAACGGCTCGCCCGATAAAGCCGACCGTTTAAGTTATTGATTAATATCATCCTACATTTTCTATGTCTTTGAAGTAAAGCAATTTAATGACTCTTGCACTCAAATATAAACTTAAATTGCACGTTAAAGGTGTCAACGTTCAATTTAAAAACAATCGTGGGTAGCTATATTTTGTTCTAACCTTAGACAACCTTTGAGGCCGACACTTTTGGTGATGCATCAATTATCACTATATTTTCGGCCCCTTCCTGTCCCATAGCTTTAAGGATTCGACCTACTTTTGCTATTTCAGACTTCGTATAACACAGGATTACTTTGATATCAGAGATCGACTTAGATGCTTTCTTGTATATCTCTGTCTGATTTTTAAGGTTATTTTTCAACGATGTAGATCTGGCCAACTTAAACTCTATAATTGTCGAGTCTCCGCTACCGAAAGAAACCTTATAGTCAGCAGGTCCACGACCGTTATTTACTTCAGAGTTCACATCATATGGCGAGGCATACCAAGTCAACCTAAATACACGCTGAATAGTATCTTCGGAAGCTATAGGCTTTCCTTTTTGATAGAAAATCCTATACCCATCATTGTTTTCTATGTTGTCTTTAAGGAAATTTGCTCGTTGTAGAGCTTCTTTGTAACTATTCGGTTTAACCTTAAAGAAATCACTAGATTCGAGTAAGTTCTCACAAAAAAGCGAGAGAGTATTGATAAGTTCACCACGTATTTTTTCAATTTTTTCTTTTGATAACTTCGTGGATTCGTCTTTTTTGTCTTCTTTTTGCTGTATGTAGTAATCCAGAATCTCTGGAAATTGATTTATTGTTTTTGATACCGCGTATTCAATATCCTTTTTCTTTGGCGAAATTGGTAAGGCTTTGTAGAAGTAGGAATTTACTGATTCACGCAATGCAGCATTACCGATTGAGCTGGCGATTCTTCTAAAATTTCCAGACAGCTCGCTGTGGCATATAAATGACTCGTCTTTTGTAAGAATATCTAGAGGGGTAAGCAGTATGAAATCACCATCTTCCTCAAGGTGGAAGTATGGTAGCTCATATTCCTTTGGTTTCCATATCATCAATTTTTCGTCATAAGAACATCTAACACTGAAAACCTTTCTTTGATGGGGCTGTAAAGATTTTCTGGCAAAGCTTTGTGTGTACTCTAATAGATATTCAAGCATTAAATTAGTGGCGAAATCACTAATAAAGTCTTTTCCAATACCGGCACCTACAAGAGTTAGCTTCTCGATGTGGGTTGCTGACGAAATGGTCTCTTCCCCGAAATTGGAATAGAACCCATTGAATGCATCAATGATATCTTTAGCAAATTTGGCTCCCAACCCTTTCCCATTATTTCCATACTTACAGAGACCGAGCCAGTTTTGTTTTATCTCTGGGAATTTGAAAAGGCTTACATTTGCCCCACGTCCCTCATTTACCGCAATTTCTTTCAGTAAAATCAAGTGAGAAACGATTTTATCGTGTTGTTCTTGGTATTCGGGCTTATCTGACGCGAATAGTAGAAATGGGTCAATAAAAAGCGGTAAGTCTGAAGTTAAACATATGTTCAGAGCGCCATGCTCATCTAGCTCTTTCTCTTCTATCTCAAAGTATTCTGAGAATATTAATTTGACGCTCATATTCTTCCTTGGGCCTAACAGCGTATTAGTGTGAATCAGATAATCATTCAGAGAATGCCAACTAAAATACAGCTTCCATACTACTTTAATTAATAGTTTTAGTAACTTATCAGCTTCAATATCACGAATCAATCACTCTTTAGTCTAGCCGAAAGCGAAAATGTTAATAACCGATAATGATATGGCGCGTTATGAAAATTATATTTAAAATAATTTACATTAATTCAATAGCATATAACGCCATATTCCAACGTAGAGACTCTAAAATGGCAGCTTAATATTGCCCCATTATTTTTGCTTGTTCGTTAAAACGCATACGCTTTGCTTTTGGCGACAAATAGCCGTGTGATCGAAGGTTCTCGATGACACCATGATAGCTTTATAAAATGGCTGAAGGGTTATCAATAACTCACTTAACTGATAACTCATAAGTAAAATTGACAAATGCGCCTAAGTGGGGCGATACTGTTTAGGCATTGGCAAAATCCAATGCCGGGATTAGTACCCCGCTTAATTCAAGGCGCAATAGTCGCCAGCCTTTAGAGCTGGTTTTTTATTGCGTGACTCGGCGCACCACTACTATGGTGGGCTGGGTGAGGCAGCCATTTGGCTGGCCGCTTCCTTGATGCGGTAGTACTAACCTCATTCAGCTCATCACCCAATGATTAGTACCGTTTGGTGATGATTACTCTCGATATCAAGGAGTGTCACCCATGAACTTACAACAGTCTAAAAACTACCCTGCACAACTCGTTTTTATTAACGGCCAACAAACCATTACCAATTCACTGATCGTCGCTGATTATTTTGGCAAACTTCACAAGAATGTTTTACGTAAGATTGATGAAATACTTGCTGATGCCCCAAGTGAATTTACGTCAGCTCATTTTAGAGCTAACGTGCAAAATCAACAGGTTGGCACCAGTCAGCGTGATTTAAAGTGTTACCACCTGACCAAAGACGGTTTTATGTTTTTAGTGATGGGTTTTACCGGTGCCAAAGCTGCCGAACTCAAGATCAACTTCATTAATGCCTTCAACGAAGCCCAAAAGCGACTTAGCCGCACTCAACATCCGTTTGAGCGTCAGCGCATGATGTTTACATGGGAAGGCGGCAAAATAGTGAGCTCGCAACCGATACATGATGACCAGTTTGTCACCAGCCGCGATAAATTAGTACAGTACATGCGCGAACCCCGCTTTTTATCACTAGAGCAATTGCTAGAAATCAGTGAAGCCGCAAACCAACAGATTGCGACACTAGCAAGATTGGCAGAGAAACAAGCCCGTTTACGCTAAAAACACCGTAAAACGCCCATAAAAATGGCTACATCAAGTAGCCATTTTTGTTTGGTGCCGCTTTAAATTCTTGCTATATCTTGTTCTCTGGGAGGTCCTTGATAACGACAAAGTAATAGACCAAATACCCTATCCAAGAAATAAAGAAGGACATGAGAAACCAAATAAGCTTATGCATGCCTTTTGCTTTTTTAGATGCCAAAGC